CTTATAAATACTTATAAATACTTATAAATACTTCAATAAAACTAATAGAATGTACAATAAGAGTTTAATGCAAGTTGAAGAATTTATGGTTGTTGGTGATCAACTTGTAAACAAGACTCCAGATCCAACCGTTTTTCTTAATAGGAAATTGATTGATTTGCGTAATGCTCTCCTCATTGAAGAAATACGTGAAACGCATGAGGCATATATTGCGAATGATCTTAAAGAAGAAAAAGATGGAATTGCCGATATAGCAGTAGTAACATATGGATATATGCTTACAATAGGTTCATCTTATGAACCTATTAGGAGTATTTCTTATGAAGATCGTGCTAGTATTCTTTCAAGGCTTTTTATTATTTATGATATGATAAGCTCTTGGTCTCTTGAGACTCTCAGGTGTTTTGAGAGTCTCGCAGGACATCTTAGTGAAATTATTAGTCTTCTTGAGGTCTATGGAAAGTTAATTAATGAGAATTTGGAAGATTTAGTGACAATTGTTCATACATCGAATATGACAAAGTTTCCAGAAACTGTTGAAGAGGCAGAATTAACTGTTGCAAAATATGCAAATCACGAGTTATACAAAGGAGTATATTACAAAAAATGCCAACAATATAACAGATATGTTGTTAAGTCGAATAAGGATAAAGTTCTTAAATCAATTAATTACAAGGATCCTGTGTGGCCTTAAATATGAAAATGTATGCTACAGTGACAGCAATTATTGCACAAAAATATGCGTAATTATCATTGATAACATATTGAATACGATCATCAATTGTATCTCTTTGGTGTGTAATTGTAATACCATTATCATTCATAGTCTTATTTACAAAATTTTTAGCATACTGAACATTGTATGGAGGACAACAATAAACCATTATTGGAGTAAGAGAATATAAGAGAATATAAGAGTAGAATATAATAGTATTTTATCAATTTCCTTTATATATCTCTTCTTTACAATCAAGAAAAATGCCACTCTTCAAATGGTAGTCTAGATTGACTAAAATCACTCTCAATATAAGTCAACCAAAAAAAGTCTTTTTTGTCTTTTTCGTATGTTTCAGTCATATCTCCAGTCTGCATCTCTTCAAAATCAATAAGACAAAAGTTGTTTTCTTTGTCAATACAAATATTTCTAAAAGCAAAATCAGTGTGAACTAAATTGTGCTTAACTAAAGTTTGAACGAGATCTTCTAGTTTTGATTGTAAGACTTCAAATTTGAAGTTTTTATAACAATCAATAAGAACATTCGGATATCTTGGTGTAGATGTCAAAATATAATTGTTATTATGATAATGAATAACAAGCCCAAATACTTCAGCCGATTTGTATTTTGCGAGTGCAAGTTCTTTCAAATAATGTGTTTTATCGAGATTATGATTTTCGTAGCCACCATCGACTTCAAACCATCTTCCCATATAATCAAATTTATCAAATCGATAATAGTATGTCTTAAAGACTCTATCTTTTGTAAATTCTAATGTAGCATCTTCTTTGTAAATTGTCTTCTCAATATCTTCTTCTGGTTTGTAAAATGATAACATGCTTTAATTTGACATTTAGTCAATAAAAACTATATTTTTTTATTTTTTGTATATTATGAGTAATACTGGTGTTATATTAACATTGCCCTAAATATTTAGTATTTCTATTGGAAAATCCACTAGAAATCCAAAGTAATTTGTTTAAAAGTGTTTATATTTTAAAATTCTCCAAAATATACAAAAAAATAATACCTGAAAATAGCAATGTAAGCGACTTCAGAGTTCGTTCCGAAGAAATTTAATATCTCAACAATGCGTGATAACGAAAACATATTATTAATTGGTATGGCAAACACTGGTAAATCAACTGTTGTATTAGATTACCTTTATCAACATAAGGATATTCCTGTAGTTACAGTAATATCTCCGACAGAAAAATATGAGAAAATATACTGTAGACATGTTCCTTCAATGTTAATTAATAGTGAATATTACCCAGAATCTATTAAGAATCTACATGAAAGACAATCATTATTAACTAGAGAGATCAGAAATAACCCTAACTACAAAGAGGTTGATCCTAGACTAACAATCGTTTTTGATGCATGTGAATGTTATCTTTCAGAATTGTTAAAAGATAATAACACACGATCTATTATGAATAATAATAGGCATTTAAGTTGTGCAAGTATTTTTACAATTCAGTCTATATTTGGTATTTCGCCTGAATTTAGAAATAGTTTTAAATATGTATTTTTATGTGGAAACACAGACTCGGCACAAAAAACAGTATTGTATGAAACCTATGGCAACGTATTTGGAACATTTGATGAATTTAAACGTGTATATGACAAATATACACAAAATTATGGAGTTCTTGTCATAAATCGCACAAATGGATCAAATAATCTTGAAGAGTGTGTTTTCTGGTATAAGACTGAGCCAGAATTAATTGCAGATTGGAATAACTTTAGATTGTGTCGTGAAGAATTATGGAATACTGATACCAAAGAAGTTTAACAATACTACTACTACTACTACTACTACTACTACTACTACTACTACTACTACATTTATTCGTTGTGATTAATGTGGTCGCAATTCCTCTGGAATGATTTGACTCTGATCAATATGATCATTGATGTTCTTATTATGTCTGCTACATGACACCACATAATACATGCCACTTGCATCAACATATGGCTTGATGAAGGTTCCGCCGACAAGACATCGAGTCTTATCAGCCTTTGTGCATTGACATGTTATTCCTGTCTTATCGACAGAGGCAAGAAAAGCATCAAGAGGAGACAATGATGGCTTGTTCTTAGGTGAAACCTTAGATTCATGACGTGCAACTGTCTCTGGATTGTGATTCTTGCAATAACCATCAGCCATGACAATAGTTGAATGACAAGGCTTTGGTTGTTCACCTGCCTTAGCAAAACACATGCCCTTGCACATGCGTCGAACCTTTGCTCCACCAGCAACAACACGTGGTGTGTTGCTCTCGATCAACTTTGATAGATCTTGTCGTGATTCATTGACGAACTTGTCGACATCTTCGCGAATGTCGTCGGCATTGATACCACAATCAACAAACATCTTCATCATTGTGTCGTGAAGATATGTACTGAACTTATCAACATCTGATTGATCGACAGTAGGCTCAACAGTTTGTTGGATAGGCTCATGAGTCTGTTGAATAGGTTCAACAGTCTGTTGAACCTGTTGAGAAACAGCAGGTTCCTCAATAGGGATTGATACTGATGCTGGCTTAGAAGCTAGACTTCTCAATCCTCCAAGGAGGCGAGGACGGACTGGAGTTGCGATGGGTGCTTGGATGCTAGTCATCTTATTTCCACACTGGATTACGCTATCTTTGGAGGGCACGCGGTTTCAGACAAATTTTTGATCATTTTTTTAAAATTTTGCCACGAAAATAAAATTCTGTGTAACAAAGAAGATTATTAACAATATCAGAGCCTTAATGTATTATTGTATTATGTGGTGTATTGTGGATACATATCATTCATTTCACTTTGTATCTTCTTCAAAACTCATGTTATGTGTTTTGAGTGAATACAATGTATCAATGATTTCGTTAATGATCATCGATTGTTGTGCTTGAAACGTATTATATTTATGAGCAACACTCTGTCCACAATAATGTTCACACAATTGGTCTGTTGAAAGAATGCTCTTTAAGATATATTGTTGTATAAAATTAATATCCAGAGAATCCATTGTTTCTGGGTTAAATGCAGGGAATTCTTTACAGTAGTTAAGAATGTGTTCTCTGATGATTTCTTCATTGCTTGTTTTTGATGACATATTTGCCGACATATTTGTTGGTGCCATTGTTGTCTTTCCATAATTATGAAAGAAAAATTTCAATCATTTTTTGATGAATTAATTATTTATATTTCAATCCTTGAGATTGAAATATCTTCATATATGTTTGCTTATTAGTATCATTAGTATCATTAGTAGTATTAGTATTAGTGCTTAATAAAAATTTATTAAGATCTAATGTGAATCCATCTTCAGTCTCATTAGTACAATTTAGAATTATTTTATATATGTGTTGAGTTTCTGAAAAGTTCAATTTATCACTATTAATTAGACTTGCACATTCTTTAGCAATTGCATAATAATGATTGCCAGTATGATTAGTATGCATATTTAGGACTTTTAAATACTTTTACTAAAGTATTTTTGTAAAAGTATTTTTATTTTTCTTCACTTATATTAAGGTTTATATTCAAATAAAGATTATATTATCATACTATCATACTATCAAATGACATCTACATTATATCAGTTGTTAAATCAAGACATTGAAATTAATGAACAGAATAAGGATATTATTTTAAATGCTCCTGATGATACGATTAAGCAATTATATCGTCAAGACCCTCATGCGGGTATGTCAAGATCAAAAATAATACGACAAACTCGTATTCGTCAATTGAATAAAATGAGATTATATTCAACTGAATTAAATGATAAACTGACTTTAATCTTTCCTGATCATCCCAAATTACTTATAAAATAGATACACTATATGTTGGCGATTTTTAGTATAATTTAGTATTTGAACTTTAACTCATATATTATTATAATGAATACTCAACAAGAACAAAACGTATATAGTACCTATAAATGTACTATATGTAATAAGAAATTTAAGACAAGACGTGGATATATTTACCATTGTAATAATGATGTGTGTGAAAAATATCAAAGTAAATTAGAACGCAGGTGCCCAAAATGTTTATGTAAATTTAAATGTAAAACTTCTCTTGAATATCATTGTAATTATAGTGTATGTGAAAATGCTATAAATAACCTTATATGTAAATTATGTGAACATGAGTTTTCTTCTAAGAGATGTTTACAAAATCATATATTAAAAAAAGTTTGTTTGAAAACAGATAAATCGCAACGAGCATTAATAAGTTTTCAAGCTCATAAACAAAAAATTTGTCTTTCTAATATTCCTAAATCCTTAGATCTTTCTAATATTCCTAAGTCCTTAGCCTTAGAAGATTCTAATAATATTCTTAAGCCTTTAGAATCAATAAATCCTTTAATAGAGAAACCTCTGATTAATAATAATTCAGAGACTTATGAGCCTCATGGCGAGACTCATGAATCTCAACAAAAAGAGACTCAACAAGGAACTCATATAATATTTAATTCTCAGAATCAGACTAATCTTAATAATTTGACACAGAATAATTATATTATTCTTGCGCCTTCGATATCAGAATCGAATGATCAATCATCTAATGAGAATATGTCAAAACCATTACCTTTTGCTAAGAATATTGAGATGAAATATGCGGTTGAAAATATTGATACGATAATATATGATGCATTAACAAAATACGGAGAATCTATTGAACATACAATTAAGAATATTAGTTGTAATCCGCATAATCCTATACACAATAATATATATGCCGACAATGCATCTCTTAGAAATAATATGTGTAAAATATTTAATGGAGAAAAATTCGAACATATGCCAAAAGATAAGGGAATATCTCAACTCATTGAGTCGCACATTAATTTAATTGACAAGTATATTGAGGATCATAATGATAAATTTCAAACTGAAAAAGGCAAACGTGATATAAAAACTTATAAAGATCATATACGAGAACTGAACTATTTGAATGGAAAAGGTGTTAAATCGAAACGCAAGAAAGATCTTGAGATATCAATATTATCTATGTTATTGAATATTGGAGAATCTATAAATAAACCAGAATGGTTGAAGAATCTTGAAATGCAATATAGAATGTATAAGTTTACACTAGATCATCTAAAGAGCGAGGTATTCAAAGACAGAGATATAATATTGAAACAACTTGGGATAAGTAATACTGATAAGTGTTTTGAATCGTTAATTGCTGTTGTTGAGGAAGGATATCAGATGGGTGCACCTTCTATTGGAGATGCAATTGCGACGATTAAAAGTGGTAAAAGACCAGAGTGGTCTAACATATTTAGAGTACAATGATACTCTCTATGTGCTTTTATGTGCCTCTATATTGCAGAGTATTTCAGAGTATTTCAGAGTATTTCAGAGTATTTCAGAGTATTGCAGAGTATTTTGTTTTTATATATGTATATTTATATACAACAAGTGCAAAGAAAGTAATAAGATGAATGATATTACGACACAAGTTCAGAACGGACTTATAAAAGGTTTATGTTACAAAAACGGAAAATATGAATTAAAGAATAATATTGTTTGGCCACAATCGCCTGTTGACTCATATATTACATTGTCTGCAGGTGACGTGTTTGATGGAAAGGGTAAAACTATTAAAGTTTATGATTCTTGTGTAAGTTACGGATTGTTTAGTTGTATAGGAACTTTAAATAAGAATATAAGAATAAAAAATTTTACAGTGTACTCTTTAATTCAGCCATCAGGCGGTTCTATTGTGAGACAAGATGGAACATATTTTAAGGTACAAAATTGTACACATGATGGACAAACATTAGGATGTGGTGCAGGTGGAATTTGTGCACAGGACTGCATGAATTTTACAATATTTGATTGTAAAAACATTGGTGATGTTAAAGGAGGAGAAAATGGTGGTACCGGAGGCATAGTAGGATCTGGATCTTCATATTTTACTGTATGTAAGTGTTCAAATGTCGGTGATGTTGGTATTGATGTTGGAGGTTGCGGAGGTATTGTTGGATCATATTGTAGTAATTTTAATGTATATAAGTCGCATAATAGAGGAAATATTGGACAATACAGTGGAGGTATTGTTGGATCATTTTCATATTTAAACATTAATATTGTCAAATGTACGTCAAAAGGAGATCTATTATACAATCGAAATGGTACTGGTTACGATAGTGCTGGTGGTATTTGTGGCGAATATTGTGGATATGTGCCAGCGACAGGTAATTTAAATACAGGACCTCTTACAGTAACGATTAATGAATGTCAATACGTAGGAAATATATATGGAAATAATTGTGGAGGCATTTGTGGAAATTATTTCGGAAATGTTATTTTGCAAAATAAATCAACGGAATCGTTTCAATCAAATATAACATATACAGTTAGTAATTGTATAACTAAGTGTAACATTTATGGATATAATTCAGGCGGTATATTAGGATCAAATGTGCTTAATCTTGGAAATTACACCACTGGTGGTACCACCAATTATAAAAGTACTACGACAAGTTTATTGAATTTGATAGATTGTGTTCATGATGGAAATATATATAATGATGTATGCGGAGGGATGATAGCAGAAAGATTTGGTACGCTTCATGCTACACAAACTAATAGTACTAACACATTCAGCGCAATTATTAGTAATTGTATAAACCATGGTTCTATAAGCACGTTAATATACGGTGCTGGCGAATCATCAGGGATTGTAGGAATAAGCGTATCTTCTCCAATGACGATTATGAATTGCTATAGCACAGGGCATATTTATGCTGGTTGTGACGGGATATGTGGATCGACATCCAGCAGTGCACCTAACATTCCATCAGTTACTAATTGTTATAGTACTGGATATGTTGATAGTGGGGCTTATGGAATAACAAGTCAAACAGGAACACTAATAACATTGACTAATTGTTATTCAAGAGATACGAATACATCAAAAGGAGGATACGATTTGCATATAATTAAAGGACATCATCAAAGTGCATTACCATTAAATGTGTGGAAGAATGTGAAACATTCATATCCTATCCTTAAAGCTTTAAGATCATCTCCGTGGTCAGAAAAGAGTTACAACAAGTATTTGAATGTTCCAGAATTGGGGAACAACTAGGATGGGGGACAGCTAGGGGGACAGCTAGGGGGACAGCTGTCCCCCATAACCCCCTCGCTGGAGGAACATGCTGGTGGGGGACAGAATGTCTGCCAATTAGAAATTTGCACCACCAACTAGAACTTCTTCACCTAATTCTGGAATATATCTAGTTTCTCCAATAATAGTAGGTGCACCTACCTTTGGTAATGATCCAGAAGATGACAATCTTGTTAGTAGATACAATGTAGTAAATGTAACAGCGTTAACGAGTAGGATGATTTTTACGAAGTCTGCTCTTTTGTAATCTCTGTCAAATAATTTCCCTTCAACAAAAACTATAAGAAAAGTCAATAATGATACACCTAAAGCTATTCCTATGTTTCTTAACATGTCTGAAGAGAATGTCTAGAATGTTTAAGTGTATATTTTGTGTAATATATTATTAAAAACACTAAATAACGCAATAATTACTATTATTACTATTATTACTATAGTTAAGAATCATTAAAAGAATCATCAAGAGTCAGTAATATCCGGTTTGATTGCAACTAATTCATATTCAAGAACACCTTCTTGCCAATCTACAGTATCATAATTAACAATATTACCAACAAGAGCAGGACTATACTTGCTTATATTTGGATAAAGATGTGCAATGAATTTATTTACAATATATTCACAAGAGTATTGTGTCGTTTTTGGTAAGAAATGCACATAATTGTAGAATCCACTTTGATCAGCACCATGACTATAACAACAATCATCGTAATTACCAGTATCGATTTGATACAATGGTCCAATTTGAAGTCGTATTCTTTTGTCTTTAACAAATTGTGATATGTCAAGATTTAATGAATGCAATGATGTTATTGTAGAATAACAAATTCTGCACAATTGTTTACTATCATCATCACAACCACGAGAAACACCTCTTTTTTTTTTACATAACTGACAATCAATGACACTTAAACATCCTGCACATTGCACTGTATGTTCGAAACGTTTCTCAAAACATGATTTACAATATTGATAATTATTAAATGTACTGAACGTTTTTGAACATTTTATGCATGCGTTATATGTCATTATATTAACATTATTGCACTTTTCACACTGATAACTATTATCAGCTATCTTAATCATTTTACGTTTTTCAGAACACTTAATGCATTTTATTGTAGATAATGTTATGGTAAACTGATATTGGCACTTACAACATGTCATATTACTTGTTCTATGAATACTATCATCACTACCATCAACACATTTGTTGAGGCCTATTTGCTTACAACTTGGACATATAAATTATCTTTGTATTGCCATTTCTTTATTTTTTTTACTACGAAGGCAGATAGGATATATCACAAAGTAAAATAAATTTTTTTGAAACATTTTTATTCTTTTAAATGATTATTTAAAAGTTACCTTATTAAGTGTTTCATTTTTGCGTCCTGAAATAGGAAGTGTGCTCTCAATTATTTCCGATAATGTCTTATAGTCACCGTCATGACATTTAAATTTCATCCATGATGAAACATCAGATATGCAACTGTCCTCTATGTCGCAATGTACCATACTTGAATCGTACAAATGCACATTACCTTTTTCAACTTGATTAATATTTTCCTTCTTGCATTTTCAATAGAATTTGCAAGTACACTAATTCTATATTTTCCACCAAATGTCCATACAAATTCGTAAATATCGCTATTGACATTATCGTTGTATTTGACACTTTTTCCAGTTGGTGAAATAGTGATTGAATACTTTCCACCTACTATAACACAAAAACTTGATATCCTAAGATATTTAGTTCTTCTTTCAACTTCATATCAAGAGGATTATCCAAATTTATTTTTAGTGGATTCTTTATGTCAGCGGTGGTGAACAAGTATTCGATACGCTCTTTTTGCATTTCCCTGATCTTATCAGTATTAGATTTTTCGTGCACGGCCATTTTTTTCAATGAGAAAAGAGGCAGGAGGAACATTAAGTGCTTTATCCATTACGTTCATTGCTTCAATTGCTTCTATTGTTTCCATTACTTCAAATTATTGATAAATAGTTAAATAAATTTTTTTATTTTTTTTCAGATAACACAAACTTTATGCAAGCAAATAATTGGTTCATTCAAATAAATTAAGTTCTAAATTTTCGTTAGATCTTTTAGAAGAAGTAGTAGAAAAAGTAGAAAATTTACTTTTGCAATCGTTATTATTACAATAATATGTTGACCAAGAAGGGAACATATCAGCATTACAATATTGACATACAATTTTTCCCAAGGATTTAGTTCTGCATTTAATGTACTGTAAATAATTGTATCTGTCTTTATGTGATGCATTTTGTATAAGTGCAGTAAGGTTTTCTAAAGTATTTAAAGCATTCGAAGTATTCGAAGTATTATCCATTATCTTTGTATAAAATTATATTCTTTATATATTATATATAAATGAGATGATTATTCATCAAATATGGTTGGGATCTAATAAGAGACCAGATATTTGGATGGACAATGTGAAAACATTTTGTGAGAAATATTTACATACTTATATGTTATGGACTGAAGATAATTTAATTGAGTTAAAAAATAAGAAATATTACGATATAATGACTGCATATTGTGGCAAAGCAGATATAGTGAGATATGAATTGTTGTATAAATATGGTGGATTATACATAGATGCAGACATGGTTATTGTTAATGAGGAACGATTTAATATGATAATAACAAAATTTGAAAATTCAGAGTATGATATTTTAATAGGTAAAGAACCAGATACAAGATATATTGCGAATAGTATTATGTTTGCAAGAGCAAACTGTTCTTTTTTAAAGAAAGTTATATCTGCAATCCCATATCGTGATTTTACTAAAAATGTTTATAAGATTACAGGGCCTTGTTTAATTACTGATATTTATAACGATATTAGTAGACGATCAAAAAAGAAGGTTAAAGTATATGATTCGAATGTGTTTTTTCCAGAAGGATGGAAAAAGAAAAGAAATGTAACAGAACATACAAAGATAAATTTTAATCCAGAATCTGTTACTTTTCAATATGGCTATTCAACAAATGGGTTAGCTGACTTAATTACTTAATTACTCTGAATTACTTCTTGACTGGGCTCATGAATTCATTGACTGGACTCTTGACTAGATTCTTGAATAGAAGGTAATCGTGTGTTAATCTGAATAGGCTTCCAACCACGAAAGTCAACATTAATTGGTTTTTCGACCATTGTCAGTATAAATGTTGAATTCTCAGAAGAAAAATCAATACTACAATAGTATTCATCTGTGTGACCAGATGGTACAGTATTGAAATACTTGTCTAACATTTTTCCATTTTCTTGGATATTAGCCGATGTTAGAAATTTCCTGAGTTCATTAGTGACAGTTTTAAAGATAATCTTTGAATTGTGTGTAATAATGCGCATATAGTTTTTATCTTTATGTTGTTCAACATATGCAGGACTCCACTGTGTGGAAGAAGAGGTACTATATGTTCGCAAATATGGTATAATCTGAACAAGACTATTTGTTTCAGTATTAATAAGTAAAGCATTACCACAATGATATTTTCCAAAAGCCATCTTAGATTCATTAGACTCATTAGATTTCATTTTTTTCTCTATATGCCTCTTTGCCTCTCTTCCTTTGTAACAGTAATTATTTTTATTATATTTTAAAATTGCTTATTAAAAATTGCTTTTAATATGAATCTCTAATCTTGTACATAAAGATAGAGATAGAGATGCACATTTCAAAATATTATGACGAATCACAGATACCTGAATTCAATAAGATATATAAAGGTAATGCATTGAAAAAATTATCTAGTAAAGGTAAATGGCAATCTCGACCATTTACTTTAAAATCTAATACTCATAAAAAGCTTATTTGGCTAATGTATAAACATTATAAACATATAACAGCAATAGATCTTAATTATGTGAAAGATCTTTTACAACGTGAAAAGTATGTAGATTAATTATACAACTAATTACTGATGATATAATTGACATATCAACAGTAATTCTTGAAAAGTTATATTATGATTGTAATATGTTTCTACTGAAATTTGTAATAATTAACTGCATTCATAATATGATTACAAAGAATATAAAATCTACAGATAATGATATTTTAAATTATTATCTGGCTATTATTAATTTTTTCCAAGATATTTTTGAGTCAGATGATATTGAGAATTATATCCAAATATTGCAATTTTTAATGCAGATTAGGAATAATAATGATAATAGTTCAAATATAGAACATATAATAACTTATTATTTAACGAAGAATATATGGAATAATTTCAGAAATATTATAGATGTTTATAAT